CCTCCTTTCCTTTCCAAACCTTTAAAAAGCCTACAAAAAGAGGTAACCTATGCAGGCCGATACCGCAGCGCCGATCCAATCGGCACCCCAAGCATCCCCGACCCAACCGATGAGCTACGCGGCTCCAACGCAGACCGCAGCTACGGCTCCAATGGTTTCTACCAATTCCCAATGGGTAGCACCACAGCAAACAACGGTGGCCCCAGCCCCGCAAATGCAGGCCCAGATGGGGGTGCCTCAGAACTACGCCCCTACGCAGTACTCTCCCCAAGTGCCCCAATCGGCACCACAGGCGGAGAATCCTTACAAGGAAGCGTTCAACAAAGTAGTGGGGCTCCTGAGTTCACCAGTGCAGCTCCCGTTCCTGGGTCAACAGTCACCTCAGAACCAACAAACCGTCCCGGCCAACTACAGTTCCCTGCAGGTTCCCCAGTACAACAATCAGGTTCAGCAGACCTTGCAGCCTGGGACCGTGAACAACCAGGGCTACTCCAACGGTTATTCCCAAACTTCTCAGGAGATCAGCAGAGAGCAACTACTGGCAAACGGAGTAAGTCAAGCAAGTCTTGAGGTTATTGATCATTTTGGTGCTGATGCCCCTGCAGTTCTGAATACTTATAGCTGCAATCTGGAAGACAGCTTAATTCATACAAATAATCAATTAAATCAAGCTGTTAGTCTGCTTAGTGAACTTGCTGATGAACATCGTGCTTACGAAAAGATCCTGACTGATCCTGACGTTCTTGCTGATTACACTTGTGAGTTCTTCGGTGAAAATGGTCCTTATCCTATTCCCGATGAAGAAGTAGCTTATCGGCAGGTTTCTCAACAGGTTGCTGATCCTCGTCAGGCGGCTCCACAGCAGTATGTACGCCCGCAAATGCCTGTACCTCCCCAGCCCCAATCTCAAGGCAATCCTGCAGACTTCTGGAACAGCTTTGGTGGCCTTGCTGAGCGTGATCCTGCTAATGCCTGGCGTTACCTGAATGCTGCTCAGCAAAATCCTGAAGTGTTCCGTTCCAAGATGCTTGTGATGGAGTGATACCTGTAATCTTGATAAAAGTCATTTATCAGTAAAACAAGTAAGTGTAAAATAAGGGGTAGTAATAGCTGCCCCTTTTTTATTTCGAATTATGATACCGAAGAAAGAAAAGCCAAGGATGGCTGGTGAACGTATGGCCTTTGGTGCTGGCAACATTACCGGTCCTGGAGCAGAACGCCGTACTGCAGAGCAAGTTCAAGTTGGCAGTGTTCATAGCGAAGGTCAAATGATGCCACAAGACCTTTCTGCTGGCTACCTTAACTTAGCTATCCCAGGATCTCCTCTTGGCCCCATGGGTCTGCTATCAGGTATTCAAGCACGTAATGCTCAAATTACACAGGATGCAATTCTTGCTGGACAAAATCAGGCTAATGTTCAATACCAATCAATGCGTGGTCAACTTCCTGTTGGGATGATGCCACAGCAACCCCGAAAAGCTTGAGCCATGGCAAAAAATAAATCACCAAAAAAAGCAGTACAAAAAGCAAAACAAGCACAAGATTTGATGTTGCAAGCTGCTTTACAAGCTGAAATGATGAAACAGGGTCAATTGATTGATCCAGAAATTCAATCACCTTCTATTTCTATGCAAGGTCCAACGACAAATCCTTATCACATGATGGGAACCTTGCCACCAAATCAATATGATATTGACAATCGGCTAAGCGGTTATGTTGGTGTTCAACCTGTTTACAATCCAGAAGTATAATTATTAATTGAAGTAAATAAAGTACTGGTATAATTTTATGTAATGGGACTGTTGTTCCAGGAGTGATAACAGCATTAACTGTTATCGAAGTCTTATAGAAGACTTCTGACATCAGCTTACCCTTTACGCTGAATAGAAAATGTTTATTGATAACGATTTTCCCAAACTGCTTGGTGCTGAGCTTTATCGCCCGCACCCTGCTTATATCGTGGAAATGGCTTGTGAGCCAGTTGTTGTCCACGACTTCACCAAACAGCCTGGTCAGACTGTTCAGTTAGATCGTTACCGTTTCTTCGGTAATCCTGGTACTAAGACCAGCCGTGAGCGTACCCAAGATCAAACTATTGGTACTGCTAATAGCCGGTCTATTGTTAAGGATAAAGTTCTGGTGTCTCTCCGTGAGTACACTGGCCCCGCAGATCCGAATAACACCAACCTCCCGAGTACTTTCAAAATTGCTCGTGAGACCCTGATGACTGCTCAGCGTCTTCTTCTGGACACTGGCAACCTGAACATGTTCCACCAGTCCATCGGTAGCCTTACGCTGCTTGATGACTATCGCCGCTGGCGTGATCGCGTCTTCCTTGATGAACTCTTCAAGGCAGAATCTCGTGGTCAGTCCTCTGATACTCAAGGTGGTTACTACTACCCGAACGACAAAGCCAAGACCGGTACTACCACTCTGACTGCTTACTCTGCTACTGAGTATGCTTCTGAGCGTTTCAAGTTCAATGTGAAGACTGACCTCCTTGAGGTTGTCAAAGGTCTTCGCAAGCGTAACGTTCCTGTCTTTGCTGACGGTTACTATCGTTGTATTGCTGATCCCTCCTTCATGAAGGATCTGCGTGCCGATCAAGGCTTCCGCGAAGTTGCTCGTTACCCTGGCATGGGTCAGCCTAATCCCCTGCTGGGTATGATGGCTCCTAACGCTGCTCTTTATGGTGGCGGTCAGTATGGCCAAGCTCAGTTTGTTGGTGGTGAGCCTGTAATGCCTTCCGGCTTTGTGTTTGAAGGTGTTCGTTTCTTCGAATCTACCAACTTCCCCTCTAAGTCAATTACTGTTGACATTGGTGATGGTTCCGGTGCTATTTCGCACGACACCCCTCCTGCTCTGTTCTTCGGTCCTCAGGCTGTTGGTGTTGGTATTGGTGGTCCTAATGCTCAAGTGTTGATCAATAATAACGACGACTTCTCTCGTTTTATTATCTTGATCTGGCAACTGTATGCAGGTTTTGCTAACCTGAATAAGGACTTCACCACTGTTGCATTCACTATTACTGAGTGATATAGGAGGTTAATTAAACAATGGCTACTTATCGTTCCGAAGCCGGTGCTATTCTTCAGCCCGGCACTCAGATTAACCGCCTTTCTTCCTTCAATAATGAAGGTGTGTATGGCTGGCCTGGTATCGAAGCTTATGAGCTGATTGGTTATGCTAAGGTTACTAACCTTGCTGCAACCAAAGCTAGCTACAAAAGTTTCGATCTGATTATCCCCTCTCCTGATCGTCGTCCTGATGATCGTGTGCGTGATAATCGTACCTCTATGGTCGTTCAAGCTTCTGCTGATCGTCCTGCTTATGTGTATGGCGCTTCTATTGCTATTGGTCAGGATATTCCTTCCGGTGGTGAAGCCTCATTCCCTGCTTCTCCCGTAACCGCTAATCTTGGCGGCACTACTGGTGAATTCATCCTGTTTGGTCCTGATAATTCTGGTGCACCTTTTGGTGTCCCAGCTACTCAGGCTAACGGTCTGGCTGCTGCTACCGCCATTACTCCTGCTGCTGCAAGCTCTGCTTGGGCTCAGGGTGTTGGTGATACCACGGTTGCAGATATTCCTTTCTGGACTACTGTTACTACTGCTGGTATTGACGACCAGGATGCTGCAAACTCTATGTTCTATAAGGTGACTGCAGATACCACCTTTAAGGCTTATAACGTTAATGGCGTCACCTCCACTACCGTTGATGGTGATGGTGTGTTCATCTCTTCTGATGACTCTACTGCTGGCAAAGCCGCTTATATTATCTGCCGTGTGAACTACCTGCGCCCCGCTGCTCAGGTGTCTTGGAATGCTATTCAAGAGTTCATTGACTTTGCTTCTCAGCAAGGTGGCGATGATACCTGATCTTTTATTGATCTAATGAAAGAGGCTGGTCTACGGACCGGCCTTTTTTATTGCTTATAAGTGTAAGGGTTGGTATTGTATGAATAGATTTAATGACTATTGATGCTTTATCAATACAAACCCACTGGTTCTTTGGTGGAAATGATCTCCAAACATGGAGATGGAATCGTGATGTGTATAGATGCACAGGACGAGGTTTTGTATGTTCACGAAGAAGATCTTGAACCTCATCTAGAAGCAACAACTGAACAGATTAAAACAGAAGAACGCCTTACTGAATCACTTAAAGCAGAAGGTGTTAATCCACCGATTCCGGCAAAGAAAGAAACTTTCCCAATTGATGTGAGGATTAACATCAATACTGCAAGTGCACGTCAAATTGCAGATTCACTACCTGGGGTTGGGCTTAAAACAGCTCGTGATATTAAAGATTTGCAATCTTCAATGCAAGGTGAAAAGTTTGTAAAGCTTGAACAACTTAGAGCAATTAAACGTATTGATTGGGACGAAATTTTCAAAGAGAATCTTGTTCGTGTAGAATAATATTGGGATTAGATATTTGCAATGCAATTAGATAGCTTCCTTAAGTCCAAGGTACGCTGGCATTTGGGATACAATCAAACCTCTATACCAGCAGGTGATCTTGCACGTCTTGAGGAAGCTTTAAATAATATTCAAGATTCTTTTTGGTATTCAAAGATTGTTGAACAAGTCAGTCGCTGTGATGAAGCAGAAAAACGTACTGATATGACAGGTAGCGTTAATAATGACATTACTCCAGCAGCACGTAGAGAAAATATTGCAGGTGATGTTGATCGTACAATTAGTACAACTGATTATAAGGATACATTAAAAACCTGGACACAGATTTATATGTATGAATGCGACAGATTAGCTATGCATTTATACGTTCCAAATTATCGAAATCCTGAACAAGCACGTTATCGTTTCAATAGAGAAGGTGCTGAATTTATTCAGGCATTACCAGGTCCAGCTGATGTTGCTGTTGGTACTCGCATTTATTTTGCTACTGAAGGTAGGTAATCATGACTAAATCTACACAACAAGGATACAATTTAACACCAGAAGATAAAATTGCGCTTGTTCAAACATCTAAACAACTCGGGTTAGATCCCTATGAGTTTGGCGGTTTAATTCAACTTGAATCTGGATTCCGTCCTAATGTTTGGGGCGGTGCTGGTGGGCAATATCGAGGATTAATTCAATTTGGTCCAGGTGCAAGACAAGAGGTTGGTCTTCCTTCTAAAGAGATGACCATTGCAGAACAACTTCCTTATGTTAAAAAATACTTTGATCAAAGAGGATATAAACCTGGGATGGGAATTGAAAAAGCTTATGCAACTGTTTTAGTTGGAAATCCCGGTGGCAGTCTTAGTGCAAAAGATTCCTTTGGTACAAGTGTAGGAGCTGCTGCTCCAAGAATGAAACCAGGTGGTGATTTATATAAAGCAGCAAAACAAAAGTTAGGTGACATTGGTCAATTATCACAAGTAACAGCACAAACAGGTCAACAAATTAAACCTTCGGAAACACAACAAACTGTACCTACTCAAACAACTGGACAACCAATTAACATTAATTTAATTATTCCTGGTGAGTTCAGTTCAAAAAAACAAGCAACACCTGAACAGGTGTTTCTAGCTGATTATATTAATGAAGCACTTAAAGTACCAAAAACTACAGGCGTTAAGATAGATCCAACTCAGCTTTTAACACAAGCAATGTCAGGAACTTACTTTAGTTAATTATGTCAAAAAACAAAATGCCCCCGCAGCTCCTTGAACACTTCAAGAAGAAAGCAGCAGAAAAAGAAGGTAAAGATGTAGAGGCAGATAAAAACAAAAAAGAATCTGATAATTTACGTCGTAAAGAAGCAGTAAAAAAAGCTCGCGTTAAGATGGAAGAAAAGAGTCGATCTAATCGTGACAAGCAAAAAGAAGCTGGTCAAAAACGCTCTTAAGCAACCTCAGTTTTTTGATCCAGAAGAAATTATGTATATGCAGTTCTGGTTAGCAGAACATAAACGTCAGAAACAAGTAAGAAAACTAAAAAAACAGTACGATGTTTAATTGCGCTAAAATACATTTAAATAAGAGAAACTAAATGGCATCTACATCGTCGAATAAACAGCCAATGCTGGTTGACCGGCCAGCAACAACAAGTACTTTAGTTACTGTTGCTTCTGGTCAATTATTCTCAACAAGCTTAATTCCAACTGCAATTGGTAATGCTACTAAAGTTTTTGATGTTGATTCTGCTTTAACTGATACCTCAATTGGTGGTGCATATATTGATGAAATCTTTATTCGTTATTCAAAAGAAACAAATATTGTTATTGATGCAAGGAGTCCTTTATCTGGTACTTATTCTCAATCAGGTACAACTGTTACTATTACAGCAGCTAATCATAATTTAAAAGTTGGTCAAGTTGTTTATGTTGATTATACTAGTGGCTCAGGTTCTTTAGATGAAGAGTTGACAGTTGCTGCTGTAACGCCGTCTGCATTTATTGCTACAGCTTCTGTTTCTGCAACTACATCTGGAAATGTAGATATTTATGATCCAATTCGCATTTGTTTTTATCTTGTAAGCACAGGAACAATTACAAGTACTAATCAATTTATGCCTTTATTTGTTTCAGAGATTGAAGCAATTCCCTCTAATTTACAATATAGTTTAACTCTTAAAGAAGACCTCCCTTTAATTAATCATCCAGTTCCTCACGCAGGTGCAAACTTTGTTTCTACAAATAACGAAGTCTCTCCTAAAGTTCGAGGATTAATGCTTCCACGCGGCACTGCACTTTACGCAGCAGTAAGTGGAACAACAGCATTGACAAGTGGATTTTATATTAATGTCCAAGGTGGATACTATTGATGACTGAATCTAATCGCCAAGATAATATTAATTGGCAATTAGCAGTTAACTTGGCAAATAATTGGCGAAGAATGTTAGGTGTACCCGAGGTAAGGTATCCTTACCCAGGTCGTCCTGATAGACCTTTGGATATCAATGCCCCGTAAAAAACAAAGTTTTGGTGGATCTTTTGATAATAAATTCAAAGGATTTGATGACTCAAAGTCAAAAAAGTCAAGTAAATATGAATTGGGGGATGATGATCCATATAAGTTCACACCTAGTGATTATTCAATAACAAGTCGTATTCGTTTTTACGATCACGATAGTCTTTGGTCTAGGTGGAGACGTGGTTATGATCTGTACTGTATAACACAATCTGTTTTAGGATCAACAGCATTAGAACGAGATAATCGTGGTGATTATCGTTTATATTTAGCATTTCAACAGTTCCCTGGAATTTTTGTTTCCGCACGTGTTTACACTTTTCCAAGTAGTAATCCTGAAATTGGACAACAAATTGTTGGAATACGTGATACCAATAGCTTTAATTTTTATAATTATGGTTTACCCATTGAAACCGTTAGGTATTTAGGTGAATCAAAAGAAGCAACATATTCCCAGGTAGGAACAACTATAACAATTACTTTAGATGATCATGGATTATATGTTAATGATTCTGTCTATTTAAATATTCTTACTGGATCAGCAATAAAAGAAACACTAACAATTACATCAACAACTCAGAATACGTTTTCTTGTACAGCTTCGTCATCTTTGACAACTGGAGGTAATTTAGAATTTCAACAGTCCACTAGCTTTGATAATCCTACGTGGAGTGAGATGAGAGTCGGTATAAGGTATTTACCAACTCCAGTTAACTTTTTTGCTGGTGAAAGACTTGCTGATAGGATTATTGAAAAGGATCCAGGTATTTCTTTTACTTATACTCAAAGTGGATTAACGATTACAGTTAATTGCAGTCAAGATCATGGACTTTCTGATGGTAATTCAGTCTTTCTGGATTTTAGTTCTGGAACTTCAAGAACTGAGCTTTATCCAGTTACAGTTACAAGCACTACTCAATTTACTGTTCAATCTATTTTAAGCGTTTCTACTTCAGGTAATGGAATAGTATACAGAAGGATTCGAGGTTATGAATATAATGATTATGTTGGTTATACAGTAACAGGTGTTGATTTAACTGAAAATGAAATTATACTTCAAAGAGCAGATAGTTATGAAACAAAAATAATAGACAATAAAGCATCGACAATATCGCCAGCATCTAGGGGTTTTGAAGTTGGTCGTTACTTAACAACAGAAATACGATATCAATGCACTTGTCCTGATTATGCAAGGCGAGAAAGTTTTAATTTATATAAAGAATCAGATAAACAAAAATTTCCACGAACACCAGCAAGTATTGTAAAACCTGGTGCAAGAATTGATAGAAACAATAACCTTATTGATACAAGAGATAATGTTGGTATTTATTCTGAATTTGGATATGTAGCTGTCAATAATTTTTATGATTTAACGTCATATGAAGATGGTATAAATTTTTCAGCACCTAACCTTCTTTACTATCAACCTAGATGGTGTAAACATATTTATGCTGCAATGTGGTCATTAATTCACGATGAAGGTAATGAAGCTATTGCACTAACTGGAAGATACAGTCAAACAGGAGGTCCTAATCTAACAATACAAATTGAAGATCATAACCTTTCTGTTAATACTAGGATTAATATTGAGTTTACAAGTGGCAATGCTGTTAGTGGTGAGTATACAGTAAGTCAAGTTATTAATAAAAATGAGTTTATTATTATTTATCCAATAAATATTACTACAGCAGGTTATTGTCGTGTTAGCAATTTAAAACGTCATGAATATATGAATACTTGGTTAATTGAACCAAATGATCAACCTATTGGCGATGCTTTAGATAAATTTTATGAGAGGCTTACAAAAGAGAATGAAAGCACAAAGAAACAAGCAGAACGGCTTCATATGGTCAATTATGGTTTACCCTGGATAGGAAGTAAAGATATTATTGGAAGTAGAAATCTGCCAGAAAATATAGCAAATTTTGATTCAAGTATTACAAAATCGTTTCTTACCGATAACATTAAAAGAATAGATGGTCAAATTTCTGAAACAGGAGTACAACTGAATCAAACAACTACTTTGCTTTTAACATTAAATAAAGTTTTTAATATTAGTCCTGAGTTTATTCAAAACGTCAGGATTGGAATGATTAGTCAGCCTTTACCTAATTATCCAAATAATTTTGAGTTTGGATTTATTGATACAGAAGGATATTTAAATGGTTTACCAGTAGAAGTAGAATCTGAGAGTGTGTTAGATTGTGGGTCATACAATCCAGTTACAGCTCAAACCATCCTTATTGACTCCGGTCTTTATATCAATACATAAGTCATGGCCTATCAAATTTTAAGTCGAAAGTCTAGTTTATTAAATGATCGACCGTTTCCAACTAGACTTGGCGCTGGTGAAATAACACTAAACATCAATTCAGCAGATCCCGGCTTATACTTTGCTGATAGTGTTGCAGCACCGTCTACAGGCCTTATAAAAGTTGGTCCGGTTCATGTAGATTCAACTCCTCCTAACGCAGCTCCTACAGGCTTTGCATCCCTTTCTAAGGGTGAGCAGTGGCTTAATACAACCTCAAGTTCTATTCTTAATATCCATGATGGTTCCAACTGGCTCCAACCTAAAGCAGTTGCGTCCGTTAGCTCTGGTTCTTTTCCCACTAGTCCTGTTAACGGCCAGCTTCATTACGATGAATCTGTTACAACTTTATATATCTATCGCACCAGTGTTGCAAGCTGGACTGCAGTTTAATTGGAATTTTTTTTAATCATAAATTCCCAAATGCGATCAAGCTTTTGATTTAGACCATTCATCTCACGAATAAAATCTTGTTTTAAAACGTAATCACGAATCATTCCTTCTTCTACTTCTTTAATTTCATCTTCTAATGCTCTAAATTTAATTTGAATCTTGTCGTTAAATGTATTTAAAGCTTTTGCTACACCCGTAAATGCAGCGAAAGCACTTGTAATTACAACAGCAATTATTTCAGGTGCCATTAGCAAACTGCATTTATTCCTGTTACTATTCTAATGTATGTAACAGTTTAGAATAAAAGTAAGAATTTAAAGAAAAATGTCAACAGGATATGAGCCCAATATTGAAGGCGCTCTAGCCGTTCTTGTTGATCTCATGATCGGAGAAGGTGTAACAATGGCTCGTGAACCTTATGCTCCTAATTTCCGTGGTCTTGTTGATGCCTTAATTGATCTTAAGGAAGGATTTCCAACTAGACGAGCAGGTAGTCTTGAAATTGATTTAACTGCTGGTGAAACATTATCCCAAGGACAGGCTGTTTATATTAATTCATCTGATGGTGAAGTTTATAAAGCAATTGCAAGTGGAACTGTAGATCAAGCAACTATTATTGGTTTTGCAAAAGAAAATAAGAATGCAGGATTAGTAGTTACAATTCAAGTTGGAGGTGTTCTTTCTTTATCAGGATTAGATGAAGGGGAAATTTATTTCTTATCCGAAGCTTCTGCTGGCTCTATTACCTCAACTCCACCATCAACTCCTGGACAGTTTGTTACAAGAGTTGGTGAAGCTGGAAGCACAGCACAATTGTGCATCAAACCTGAAGTTCCTATTCTGTTAAGTTAGTATTATGACAACTCGTAAAGCTATAGCTTTAGTTAATGGTTATCTTGAGGAGGTCAATACTCCAACAGATAAACTTGATTTTGCTGGTAATACAACAACTGATTTAACTGAAGGTACTAATCTTTATTATCTTGACAGTAGAGCAAGAGCTTCTATTTCTGTAACAGATAGTGGTGGAGATGGTTCTCTTTCTTACGATAATTCCACTGGTGTTATTACTTATGTCGGACCGTCTGCATCAGAAGTTCGTGCACACTTTAGTGTAGCTGCCGGTTCAGGCTTAACGTATGACAGTGGCACTGGAGAGTTTGGAACCAATGCAATTCCCAATTCTCAATTAGCAAACAGCTCTGTTGTTTTGGGTGGGACAACAGTTAATCTTGGTGATACAAAAACTACATTACTTGGATTTATTCAATTAGAAGCAACAACATTTAATGCTGGACCTAGCGGATCTGCAAATAATATTGCTATTTCTGGCGGCAATATTACTTTTGAAGGTGCAACAGGATCAAATACTTTTACTACAGCGTTAACCGTTACTGACCCTACTGCTGTACGCACAATTACTTTTCCTGATGCAACTGGTAATGTTGCACTTCTTGAATCCTTAAGTGCCACTAATACAGGATCTGGTTATGGTTCACTGTCTTATAACAATACTACTGGGGTCTTCGACTTCTCAGTTGTTACTGATGCTAACATCCGTGGTTCTATTTCTGTTACGGATGCAGGTGGAGATGGATCTCTATCCTACGATTCTGGAACCGGCGTTATTACTTATACTGGCCCCAGTGCTAGTGAAGTAAGGGCACACCTCAGTGTTGCTGCTGGTTCAGGCCTTACATACAATTCAGGAACTGGAGAATTTGGAACAAGCAACATTCCAAATAGTCAATTACAGAACTCAACAATTACACTAGGATCTAGTTCAGTAGCACTTGGTAGTACTCTTACAACAATTGCTGGCCTAATATCTGTTACATCATCTGCAATTGTTACCGATGACAGTGGATTTAGAGTAAGAGACGATGGTGATAATACCAAACAATTAGCATTTGAATGTTCTGGTATTAGCACAGCAACAACCAGAACAATGACAGTTCCAAATAGCAATGGGACAATTGCAACAGAAGATTTTGCAACTGCAGTTGCAATTGCTTTAGGATAAGATTATGTCAACTCAAGTACAATTTCGTAGAGGAACAACTGCTGAGCACTCGGGTTTTACCGGTGCTGTTGGAGAAGTTACTGTTGATACAGTAAAACAAACATGTGTTATTCATGATGCACTTCAAGTTGGAGGCTATCCTTTATTAAGAGAAGATGGAATTAATTCTGCCTTTTCTTTAGGATCACTAAGTAGTTGTGCTCTTAAATTTGCTGGAGATTTTGATACAGGAATTATAAGTCCCGGTGCAAATCAAATTTCTCTTGTAACTGGTGGAGTTGCTAGACTTACAATAGATGGATCAGGTGCAGTTACCATTCCAGGTAATCTAACTGTTTCAGGGAACCTTACTGTTTCAGGATCCTTTACTTCTACAGACAACCTTGCACTTATTGTTGCTTTAGGCTGATATGGCAAATACATTCAAGAATGAAACCAAATCAAGTTTGGTAACAGCAGTCATTACTGATCCAACTGCCACTGTTATTACAACTGGTGGTACTGCAACATTGATTCTTATTAGTGCTATTGCTTCTAATAAAACAAGTACAAGTGTTGACGTTGATCTTTATATTGATAAAAACACTGGTGATGACGTTTATTTAATTAAAAATGCACCAGTACCTGCTGGATCTGCCCTTGAATTAATTAGTGGTAATAAGATAATTCTTGAATCAAGTGATAAACTTCAAGCTCGTTGTGGAACATCAACAGCCATTGATTTAACTGTTAGTTACCTTGAGCAGACACCATAGTAAATTATGGGACTAACAACTGTTTCTAATGTTTCTAACATTGAAGAAAAAGCAAAAAAGTTAGAACATTATGTTTACTTCCTGGAAGAAAGGGTAAGTTTATTAGAACTAAAACTGCATGAACTCATGCACCCGGAAGAAGTATTAGAACTTTCTGATACTTCATGGGATATTGTTAGAAAGAAAAGAGATTATATTTTAAAATCTACTGATTGGGTAATGACTCCAAGTTCAACATTAGATCAAGCTCAGTGGGCTGCTTATAGACAACAATTGCGTGATCTTCCTCAGACTTATTCTTCTGCTAAACTAGAAGATATTCAATGGCCTACACAACCAAGCCTTAATCCTGTGAGGTAAATATGGCATATTTAGGTAATGATCTTCAAGTTGCATACCAAAGTTATCAAATCATTGATGACATTAGCAGTAGCTTTAATGGTGTACTAACTACATTTGCTCTTCAAGTTGGTGGTGTTACTCCTGTACCATTTCCAATTAATCCTCAGCAATGTTTAATTTCTGTTAATGGTGTTATTCAAGAACCTGATCCCACTGGCGCATCAGGTTTTAACTTAGTTGGAAGCAATATTGAATTTAGTTCTCCTCCTACAGGAGGACATTCGTTCTTTGGTGTTATCCTCGCTGGTGCTGATTACGTTAATGTTGGCGTTAATTATCCATCAGGCTCAGCTTCTACGCCATCCATTACCTTTGATACGGACCTTGATACTGGAGTCTACAACCCCGCTGCTAATGAAATTGCAATTACAACAAATGGTACAAAACGTTTTAATGTTAATTCAAGTGGTCAAGTAGAAATTTCTGCTGCAGGTAGTGCTGCATCTCCAGCTTTAGTTTTTAATACAGACGTTGATAGTGGATTATATTCTCCAGGCGCAGACCAAGTAGCGGTAGCAACTAATGGGACTGGGAGGTTGTTTGTTGATGCGAGTGGGAATATTGGTGTTGGCGTATCCGCAGGAGCCGTAAGTTCAAGCGAATTTCTACTGACTGGGAATCAAGCTATTCGGTGGCAACACGCTACTAATGGAACGCAATATGGGGATATTTATACGGATACATCTTCAAATATCGTTTTTAGAAACGGCGCTAGCTCTACTGAACGCGCCCGCATCGACTCCAGCGGCAGGCTCTTAGTTGGTACGTCTACTAGCGCCACGGGGAGTGCGGCGGCCC